TGCCGGGCGTGGTGTCGTTGATGAGGTTGCTAAGCGAATACTGCGCGCCTTGGGCGATACCCGAGACTTCGTTGATCGCTTCGACGATGCTGGTCTGGGTCGTCGTCACGAGTCCAGACAGTGCCCCGACTTTTGTCCGGTCTGCGTTGATCGCTACGGCAATTGCGGTGTACAGGGCTTCAATCCGAGCTTGTAAAGTCATGATGTTTTGATGTTTTGAAAGTTTGAAAAGTCAAGAAGAAATCAGGGCGTTGAACCCTGCGGCAAAGTCGGGCGCTGTTGCATCAGTCGCCGTCGTGGGCACAAACAACTTGCCGTCTGTGCCCAACACCAACGCGTTGTTGATGTCCGTGCTGACGAGATCGGCAGGTGCAGGTGGCCCCGTCCCCGTGGCCGGGGGCGGGGGTGGATAAAAAATGCTTTGGCTGTACATGCTCAAGCCCGTGACACAGCCACCACCGAGGAGGCATCCGGCGGCAACACCCGCGCCCACACATGGCCCGGACCCAACAACCCACGCCCGACAAGCTGCATTTGCGGCACGACATGACCTTGCAACTCGGCAGCAGGTGCGCCGGATGTGGCAGTGGTGGCGTACTCGATGTAGCCCACATCGGTGCTGGATGCGAGAAACCCCGCATCGCTGCCGGCTGCGAGCTGTGTCCATGCCCGTGTCACGGTGATGTTGAGCGTGGGCATGGTTACGCGGCCTGGATGATTCGACCAAATTGCCCCAGTTCGCCATCCGGCTCTTTGCTGGTATCAGCCAGCACCATGCCCGACAGTTCAAACTTTTGGATGTCATCGCCAATCAGCGACAAGTCTTTGGTCGGGTCAATCGATACTTTGTACAAATCAACAATCACGCGCTTGTTGTTGTCTGCGGTGTTGATGCCATCAAAGCGCACCCACAATTGCGGCTGTGCGGTTTTGAACATCGCCGTGCGGACAGCGCCCCCTTTGGTGTAGGCCGCTTTGAACGGCTGCACGTAGGGGCCAGAAGTGGTGATGTCCAAAAACTCAACAGCCCCCTGGCTTTCCTGCACTTTGTATTGCGCAGGGTCCAGCGTTTTGGGTGCGCTCGAGCTGTCAGTGATGACCACGCTGGAGACGAATTGATGGGCCAGCAAGCGCATACTGCCCGCTGTGATCCCATCCGCAAACGCCTCGTTGGTGACGTTGCCAGCACTCACCGCTTCGTGTGCGCCGTAGAGCACCAACGCCAAGTTGTCTTTGGAAAAGTCTTCCAGCGTGCAGCTCAACTCGCCTTCCTTGCCTGTCACCAGCTCAAAGTCGGTCAGCCGCTGCCCAGAGTGGCTTTCCTTGTGCGACTTCTTATCGACTTTGAGTGAGATTTTGAGATCGGGCACGTTGCCCACCCAACGCAAATCCAGCGGGTTGCCATTGGCATCCCGCTCGGCCAGATAGACGCGGCCTTGTCCAGAAAAATAGCTCATGTAAAACTCCTTTTAATCGGGGAAATCAGGGAGACGGTTGATGATTTGGGGGCACTCAAACCCAATGGACAGCAGCACCAGACCGTCTTTCTGGTACAGCGGTATCGGGGGCTTGCTGGTCATCTGCAACGGTTGATATGCCGGACTCGGTTGCCACCCAAGCAGGTGGGCAATCACGCTGGTGGCAATCTCGCCACCGTGTTGGCGGGGGGCTTTCCCGTCCCGCGTCTCTGTCACATTGCGAATTGCCACCACCACGATGTATTCGGTCACGATCTGCACAGAGCGCAGTTGCCCCATCACTTGGGCCACCCGATACCCTGTCGGGGCCACAAACAGGGCCGGTAGCTTTTTGCCAGCCACCGCCTCTTCGTCAATGCGCGGCAGACCATGCACGCCAGCAACACCCGTGATGTTTTCTAGGCGTTGGCGAATCAACTCTTCAGCGTCCAACATCTCAATACCCCGCCGTGTTGTCGCGCCCAAACACCCGCGCCGATCCCGCCACGAACGAGGCTTGGCTGGGGGTGGGGGATGGATCGGTGTCGCTCAGGCCAAGCGACACCACGCCTTTGCTGATGTTGGTCAGCAACTTGACGGCATCCTCGTAGCGACGGCGCACCTCGTCGCTGGCACGATCTGCCCACAGTCGATAGCGGGCAATGTCGCAAGTGATGCGCGTCAAGACAGTCGGCACAGTGGGCAAAGGCAGCACATACCGCGCCGACAGATACCCGTCCACCTCTGCCGTCGCGTCGCCAAGCGCCAAGGCGACGACAGCCGCATCAGGCACGCCTGCGTCAGTGGTGTCGGTGCGCTGTGTCAACTCATGGACACCGTAGCGCTGCTCAAGATCGGTGGCCGTGGCGTAGGTCATTTGGCCTTGGCCTCGGCTTTGGTTTTTTGCGGGATGGCTTCGGTGTCGGCACTGGCCACCACGTCGCTGCACACCAGCTCTGCATCGGCCTTGACCATCTCCGCTTGCGTCGGGGTGAGTTCGACGGTGATTGCTTCTTGACCAAAACAATGACCCGCGCGAAACCGACGGTGCAGCTTGCGCGTGCGCACGCTGTACGGTTTGTTGAATGCACTCATGTCGCACCTCTGAGGATTAACTCAACCAAGGACTGACCAGCAGGTCAACGGCCTTGTAGTTGGTGTTCGTGGCCCCGTTGGCCGACTGCTGCGCCAAGATCAAGTCTTGTGCAGCGGCACGCAACTCAGGCGGCACGACCAAGAGCGTCGGGCTGATGCCAAGCGGACGGCCACCGTCGGCCTTGAACAGCTCCATTGCTGCACGGGCTGCATCGAAGTTGGCTTTGGTCAAAGCCGCTTTGGACTTGTACGCCATTTGCCAGAACCCCAGACCCGCATTGCAGCGGTAGCGCACGCCGTAGCGGTAGGTGTCTGTCGTGAACACCGATTCGTCGTTCGTGGCGGTCATGGCCTCGATCTCGGGCTTGGTGCGCTCTTGGAAGATCAGCGGCTTGAGTGGGCGACTGGTGTCGAGCAAGTACCATGCGGGATCAGTGCCCGATTGCACGTTGCTCACCGTCGTTGCCGTGCCCGTGCCATCGACGTGGGGATAGACGGGGTGATCGGTATCAAAGAAGTTTTGGCCGTCAAAGCACAGCGTGCTGTGGCCAGCGGCCAGCAGGGCAAACACCAACTCATCGGGGTGGGTGGCCGTGGCACGCCCCACTTCTTGCATCATTGGCGTGTAGATGCCGATGTTGTCGTCCTCGATGTCAACACGAGACACGCCCACCGTGCCCTCGTACAGCTTGTTGGTCAGGCTGTAGCCCGAGGCCGCCATGTCTTTCACGACCCGCGATCCCGCCCACTCGCGCAGTTTGGGGAACTGACCCAGCCAGCCATAGGTGTTGCTGGCGGTGGAGCTGGGGACGTGGGTGGCGATTTTGGCCCAATGCGTGGGCGTGTCGCGCAAGCTGTTCTGAAAAATCGTGGACATGCCCGTGCGCAAACTCGTCAGCAGGGCGGGTGTGATGATGGCCATGTGTGATGCCTCTTCTATCTGAATAAAAAATGGGGCTGGTCAATCAGCGAGCGTTGGCTTTTTGTGCAGCCATCGACTCAACAGGCAAGCCCAGCAACTTGGCGATTTCGCGGTCGCTGTCGTTGAGGGCTTGCGCGGCAGTGGTCACGCCACCCGTAGCAGCAGGGATGGTTTGCGCCTGTGCAGCGACGACGACAGGGCTGGAGGCCACAAACGCCTGAAAGCCCGCCAAGTCTTGGCGTGCATAGTCGGTGGCCCACTGGCGCAATGCGGGGGCCACTTTGCCCTCGCTCATCGCAGCAGTGACCGCCTCATCGACGGCAGACTGGGCTTGGCTTTGTTGGGCCGTGGTCAACTGGGCGCACACCATTTGGTACTGTGCCAGCGGTATCCACTGCTTAGGGTCAGGGGTCGCCGCCGAAGACTGTGCAGCGGTTTGGGTCAACGTGGTGATTTGCTGGCTTTGTGCCGCAACGGTGGCTTGTGCGGATTGCAGCTTGGTTTTGAGCGCCTCAATGTGGGCCAAGGCTTCTTCTAGGGTCATGGTTGCTCCGGTAGTTGGGATGGTCGTCGGGAGTGGCTGCTGCTGGCTGGCAGCAGCTTGGAGGGGTAAATTGGGTGCGTGTACCAAGCCGGCCCCTTTCAGGCGCACGATGCGCCCGTCTGGGAGGTGGTCAAACACGGCAGAGACGTAGCGATAAGCGCGGTCTTTGAGCAATTGGGCGGCTTGTGCCGTCCACTGCACCTTGCCCCACAAGCCGCCGTCTTTGG